CTCTAAGCCCCCCTTTTTTTCACCCGGCTTTTTCCCCGAGGGGGCATTTTTGGTGAACCGATGAAAGCGAAGCAAAAGACAGGGCGCCGATCGAAGCTGACGCCCGAGCGACGCAAGCAGATCGTGAGCGCTGTGGCGGCGGGCGTGCCTGTTAAGTACGCAAGCGCCAAGGCTGGCGTAACTGACGCAACTGTCTGGCGCTGGATTCAGCGCGGGCGCGCTGAGGAGCGCGGGATCTATGCCGAGTTCGCTGCAGCAATGGAGCAAGCCCAAGCAGAGAGCATCTCAGCGCTGGTGGCGCAGGTCACCGTTGCTGCTCAGAAGGATTGGCGCGCAGCGTCCTGGCTGCTAACAAGGCGAGCGCCGGATCAGTTCATGGATCCCGGCAAACGTGCAGAGCTGGCAGCGGCAGAGGCGCGGGCTGAGGTGGCGCGGGCTGAGGCCGATCGGCGGGTTGCATACATTGGCGCGCGAGCGCGTCTGCTAGAGGTGGATCATGAGTGGGAAGCTGAGCAGGAATAAGGGCGCACGCGGTGAGCGTGAGGTCTGCAACATTCTGCGCGCTGCAGGCTATGACGTTGCGCGGGCTAATCAGGCAGCGGGCGCCAGGTGTCCAGATGTCGATGGTGTGCCAGGCGTGTGGATAGAGGTAAAGCTGGGCAAGCGAGTAAACACCCGCGCAGCCTGGCGCCAAGCGTGCAATGACACAGACAGCAGGGAGCCCGTTGTCATCTGGCGTGACGATCGCCAGGAATGGATGGTGCACTGCCGCCTTGAGGCGTGGATCAAGTGGGTTGCCGGCCTGTGAGATACGTGACTTCAGACACGTGGCGGCAGCTGCGCGCGTTTGACCTTGAGGCCAAGGGGATCCCAATGCGCCACCAGCAACGCCGGTTAGTGCTGCTTGCTGCGTTCTGCGGCAGCCCTGCAAGCCAGACGGGTGAGGCCATTGGCGTTGATCCTAGTCTGATCCTGCGGGTAGGGCGCGGCGCCTGCTCTATTCATCATCCGCGAAAAATAGAGCGTTTACACGACTGGATTAAGGCAAGCCTATGGCGGCACCTGTGGCGGATTGGCTCAGAGTCTGCCTGCGGTTTAGATGCGGTGATAGAGGCTAGGACACACGCCGCAAGCGTCTGCGAGATTCCGCGCGAGTGGTTGAGAGATTGGCGCATAGCTGCTGAGGATGTGGTGAGATGAGCAGGCCAAGCCGCACAGGGCAGGATCAGAAGCGCGCAGCAGAGGCTGCCAGCAATGTGCCGATCGCGTGGTCAAGCGTGCGCGGCTTGTATCCCGCTTCAATCAGGCAGAGGGTTGACGAGTTGGTTGAGCGTGGCGGCTTTACCATGCGCGATCTCAGCGCAGTCACTAGCGCACAGCTCATGGCCGATCTCATCGATCAGGGTGCTGGCGGGGATGCAGGCCCGCGCATAGCCTCACACCTGCGGTTGCTGTTTAGGATAGCGCTGGCCTCAGGTGGTGCGGGTGACGCAGCTAGCGCGATGGTGCAGGTACCACCAGAGCTGAGGGCGGTGCACATCGATGACGCGGATCTAGGTGATGACCTCATCTAACGCCCGTGAGAGCTGGCTAGGCTTGCGCCAGCGTCTGGGCGACACTCACGATCGATTAGGTGCGATCCGGCTCATCAGCGCCGCCACTGGCTATGTGCCCCTGCCTCATCAACTGCGCGCTCACTTGGCTGGTGCTGGGCCTGGTGAGACGTCCTTCAAGCTGTTCTGTGCGGGTGTCGGTTCTGGAAAAACCCTGTTCAGCGTCTATGAGCTGCTGGCTTACGCGATTATGAACCCTGGTTGTTCTGGCATTGCTCTCGGTCCTACGTTTGACCTCTGCGTTTCAACGCTGTTGCCTGAGTTTGAAACCGCGATCGAGAAGATGCACGCGGCAGGCTATCCAATCGTGCGGCGCTTCGTGCGCTCAAGGCTTGAGGCTGAGCTAGTCTGTGGTGGGAATATAGCTTGGCGCAGCTTCAGCAAGATCGAGAACATGCGAGGCCGAACCTGCGCCTATGCCACGATCGATGAGAGCGAGGTGAGCTACGATCCGGGCTATATCTGGAACGTGCTGCAGGGGCGGTTAAGGGATCCGCGAGCCAGGGTGCGCGGGCTGTGGGCTACCACAACGCCCAAGGGGCTGCGCGGTATCCCTGCGCTATTCGTTGAGCGGCGCCATGCTGCGCGGGGCCTCGCTGCTGGTGAGCGCGAGCGCGAGTTGAAACGCTGGTTTAGTATTAAGGCCAGCAGTCTCAGTAACTCGCACCTGCCTGCAGACTATATTGCCAACATGGAACGCAGCTACTCTAAGCGCATGTTCAGGGCTGAGGTCATGGGTGACGTTCTGAAGCCTCAGAGCGCAGTGTTTCAGTTCAGCCGCGATGACCACGTGAGACCATACAGGCACAACCGTGAGACGCCTTATGCGATCTCGTGTGACTGGGGGCACAGCAACCCGCATGCGCTCTTTATGGCGCAGCTGCCAGACGGGGCGCTCATCGTCTTTGACGAGATGTGCCCAGAGGGCGGCACCAGCCGTGACAGGTTCAGACAGATGATCGTGGATCGCTGCGCCATGTACGGGCGCACGCCTGAATGGGCGATCGGTGACCGTGCTGTCAGGTCTGAGATGTCTTGGCTGATGGGGCAGTTTCCAGCGGCTCAAGTGTCGCGCATGCGCAGCCGTGAGGAGCAGAGCATTATTAGCGGGATCGCTGTGGTTAACTCACTGCTAGATCCTGTGCAGGGTGCGCCTATGCTATACCTGTCAGCAGACGTCGCAGGGCGTCAGGATAGGCGCGCATTGGTCAAGGCCATGCTCAACTATCGGTACAAGCAGAGAGCAGACGGCACGATCGACACGATGAGAGCCGCAAAGGACGGCACAAGCGATCACGCAGCAGACTGCCTGCGCATGGCTTGTGTAGTCTTAGCAGAGCAGAGCAGAGCAACTTACACGCTGGATCGGACACATGGCAGAAAGCGCACCTCTAGACTTGGCTCTAGACACTCATTCATTGGTAGACGATGACAGGGCTGGCGGCGCTGCTTGGCGCAAGATCACGCGGATCCTCTGGCAGTACCTGCGCAGCGATATGCGCGATATGGAAGACGAGAGAAAACGCAAGTTTCCTGTTACCTATAAAAACCACACGCTGAAGCCGATCCCGCTGGTTAGGCGCTTGGCGCTTGAGCAGGCGCAGTTATACCTCAACGCCCCACAGCGTGAGTTTAATGGCCTTGATGATTCGCAGGCTGAGCGCATGCGCGACATCTACAAGCGGATCAGCATTGACGAGACACTGCTTAATGCTCATCAGCAGTTGTGCGCACTGAATAACGCAACGGTGTGGGTATGGCCTGACAAGTCAGGCGGGGTGCGCTTGCTCTTGGTCCCGCCACACGATCAAGCCGTTGAGCTGTCAGATCCGACATCACACAGCGAAGACGACGTTGCGATCTGGTTTGTGCGGCTGCCTGTGGGGCAGGATGTGAACACGGGGATCATCAACTATGGCGTGGCGAAGGTGACACCAACCAGCGCAGTCTGGACAAGCAACGCACCGGGCGATCTCGCTGGGCGCGGGCTGTGGCGCGATGACGGATCCAACCCGCTTGGCTTTATCCCTGCCGTGCGGCTGCGCAACGCACTGCCCGCCCCCGGCGAGTTCTTTAGCCCTGCCAATGAGGCGCTCTTGCTGTGTCAGCGCGCGGTGTCATCAGATGCCACTTCGATCGGCGTGGTGGCGCTGCAGCAGGCTCACGGTCAAGCGTTTATTAAGGGGCTGCCGCATGCCGCAGCGGCTGAGATCGAGTTGAGCCCTGAGACAGTGATCGGCTTGAGCGATCCAGATCACGAGTTCGGATTTGCACAGGCTGATCCGCGTCTGGATGGCTATCGCATGGTGGTGGATCATTACCTCAAGATGAGCGTTGCCATGCAGGGCATGAGCCCAGCAACGGTGCTTAAGTCAAGCGCGCTGACCGCTTTGGCCAAGCGACTCGACAACCTAGACAGGGACGTAGAAAGGCGCCGCCACATCAATGAACTGCACAGGGCAGAGGATCGCATCCTCAGCGCTGTGATCGCTTGGGTTAACGTGCAAGCAGGCGTTGAGGTGTTCCCGCCAGCCACAGTGACCGTCACCTATCATGAGCCTGTGCAGATCGTTGATGATTTGCACGCTGCGCAGTCGCTTAAGATGCTGTCAGAGATGGGCCTGACGTCACCCGCTGAGGAGCTATCAAAGCGTGAGGCGAT